GTTTTGATAACATTTCTATCAACCCCTGTTGCTTGTCCATTTGCAAGTAAAGTTCCATTTGTTAAATTTCCATCACTTGTTCCACCTGCATTTGTCATATCAAAACTATATAAATGAACATTAATAGTACAATCGGTGTCTGTTGTTGTAGAAACCATAAATTTTACTGAATCTACAGTTAAGTTAGTAGGTGCTATAAATAAATTTTGTAATAAATCATCAGTAGCAGCACCTGCATCTAAAGAAGTATCAGGGTCTGTACCTGTACCACAAGCCTGTTCTACTGCTGAAAGTGAATATGAAGCTAATGGTCTGCCTACAAAATAATGTGTACCTGCTGAAGCAGGAACTAATGTTTTAGAATGAAACTCTAATAATTGAGTATTAGCAGGTGTTGATGTTGTTCCTATAATTACTTGTTCATTAGTAGTATCTGCTTGAAGTATATATGAGCCACTTGTTGATTGAACGACAAAAGTTCTTGTCCAATTATCATTTTGTGGTTGAATATGAAAAAAATCATCACAAATAGTAGCACAAGTTGCTGTACCTTCACCATCTTCTATTTGAGAACCTGATGTAGAAACACCATTAGTTTCATCTGCTACTTTTAATAAACTCTTATATGTATCTTTTGGCGATTTTCCTGCTAAACTACCCATCTAAACTCCTAATTTATATAATATTCTAAAACTAATGTCCAAACCAAATCATAAACTGCATTTTCTGCATCAACTGAAATAGCTATTATATCTCCTGTAACAAAACTTGAAGCACTTGTAAAATCAAATGTAAAAGCAGTATCATCAGGATTCATCTCTACTGTTATTTCTTCTGTTGCCGTTGCGTTTGGAACTTCTGTTCCTTCAGATGATTTATGAAAACCTGCAACAACTGTATCTGCTCTTGCTTCACTTCTTAAAACTAATTTTTTAACTATACCATCATAAGGTGGTGCAAATGCTATAAATTCATTACCACCAGTTGTGCTTGTTTTTTCTATAGAATAACCAACAAGTGGTAAATAAAATTTTGTTGTACTTGAAGCATAAGTTCCACCATTTAATATATGTAAAGTGGGTTGTTTAACTATAGATCCAGTAACCTCTAAATCTCCATTAACTTTAACTTTACCTTTAACACTATTATCAGGATAAGGGGAAGACATCTCAAGTGGAGATGCCTTACCACCTACCTTTAATGGTTTTAGATTAGAAGACAAAGGATAACCATCACCTAAAGTGACTTCATTAACTAAACGATTACCTTTTGTCTTGTATGGCATTACTTATCAGACCTCAACCCTCTGATTAAACCTCTTAATGCTCCACCTATAAAATTATCTATCAAATCAATAAACCAAGGTTCTATAGTCTTATTCCATATTCCTTTAGTAAATTTCCATTGTGCTAATCCTAAAGTCATAAATCTTCCAAATGTAAAGCATAATCCTTCTACCCAAGCACAAATCTCTTTATTTGGTATCTTTTTAAGCACATAAAGTGCTATTCCACCACCAGTTCCACCTATTAATAATCCTGCGTTATTTGATATAAAATCTAACATATTATTTCTCCTTTATAATAGTTTCTAATATTTCTATACGGCTTCTAAGTCTTTCAACTTCTTTATCTAACTCATTAGGTTCTTCAACATAATGAAGGACTTTATCTAGTTTAAATTGCGTTCTGATTAGTTTGGCAACTGCTTTGATAACCATTTTCTGTACTAACATTTTCCGTTCCCATCTATAATCTCACCCCATAATGAAGTTTTGCCGTTTATTATTTGTATAATATGGACTGTAAACAGTCCTCCTCTAAAAAAATCTACGATAGCAAAAGCGTGTGCCCAGTTAATCCTTCTATGGTCAAGCCAATCATTAGCTTCTGCTGCCATATCCTTCAAACATCCAATACTCCAGGCAGACTTAGGCCCATCCATATGAGTAGCAGACATTTGTTGTAAATCGTGCCAATGTCCATACATAACATTACAACCAAGTTTACGTAAATGGTTACTTGTATGGTATTGACCACCATATTGATGTCCGTGATATAGGTATAATTTACCTAATTTTAAGTGTTTTCCAAAGGGAATATATTTGTAACCTCTACCTTTTAAGTCTACTGCATTTTTAAACTTATATTGAGGTATGTAAGGATACTTCTCAACAGCCATATTTAACCAGTTATCGTGATTACCTTCTGTGATGTATCTTTCCTCACAATTCACTTTGTCTAAACTCTCGTCAATCTGATCCATACCAGCATTGACATCTTTTACGTCTTTTTCAAAATCTTCTATTAAGAACTCAAGAGGTGGTGCTTTTTTACGTTTATATTTCCAAGCACTAAAAGCCGACCATTCTCCAACGTCACCTAAATCAACATAAGCATCAGGCTTGACTATTTCAATAGTCTTTTTTAATACGTTTATAGCAGGTTGGTCGTGTAAAGGAAAATGTTTATCAGGTGTTACTATTACTCTTTTAACTACACCTGTAGACAATTATTTAATCTCGCTTTTTATTTTTTTAATTTGATATAAAAAATAAGCAATAAGAACAACCATATAGCTTAATTCAATTAATGGACTAAAAAAATCTATCCATTGTACTATATAGCCACTTAACCCAAGTCCACCAGCCTTTAAACTTTCAACGTCCAACTTCTACCTCTTTTACTCTATTACTTAATTCTTTTGCTCTATTAGGTGTTTGTTTCGCCCAAAGGCTATCAAGCATTTCTTGTGAAGCATCGTGAAATTGCTTGTTTTGTAAATAGGATATAGTTTTCTTAAACTTAGAAAATCCTCCAACACCTAATTGATAACACATTTCCATAACAACATCTTTAATTTCTTGAGGCATATACTTATACCAGCTAAACTTAATTTTAATCATATCGTTTAAGTCTTTAAGTTTACGTTCAAGAATGATGTCACATATATCTACATCTAATTCTAAATCTTTAATGGCGAAGCCGTAGCCTATAGTATCAATCCCTAAAGAATCTTTATAGACTACGCCTACATAACCTTCGTGTTGCTTAATACTCTCTATTAAACTCATCTCTGTCTTTCTTGAAAATTTTGTCATAATTTTCTTTATACTTCTTATCAGTAACAGGAATCCTGTATGAATCGCCTTTACCATTTTGAACTTCAGTCATTAATCGCTATCTAATACTACTAATGTAAATATTTTACTTCCAAATTGTGTGCAAGTAACATTTAAATTTGTAGTGGCTACTAATTCAGCGTCTTGTGAAGTAATCCAATCTTGTACATCTTCTGCTAAATTACCATCTGCATCACCTGAAGTACCAACTATTTTGTCATCATTATGTAAAAAACTTTTAGCTACTATCGGCATTATTTACCTTCCTTTTTAGCTTTTTTAACTACTTTTTTAACTTCTTTTTTAATTTTTCCACCATTTTCATCACATTCTTCAAATCTATCTTCTAAAGACTTTATATCGTGATTATCGTTTGCTTCAATAATCATTCCACTTCCTTTTTTAAAAAATCTTTTCATATTATCTCCATATTAAAAGGGGGCAGTTACCCACCCCCTTATTTTTTTAGAACTATGAAACGTCAGATAAGATATAAACACCATAAGCGTCTTTTATCTCAACTTCACCCCAGAATCCTGTAGCTACATAGTTAGTTGCTCTTAGCATTTCGTCTCTTTCTGCTGCGATTCTAAATAAGCCATCAGCACCAACACCAAGACCAAGACCACCTTTTGAGAAAGCAAAACCAGCAGCATCGCCACCAGAACTAACATCCTCATCTATTTGGTCAGACCAATAAACATTGAATCCTGCAATAGAACCAACATAACCTGTAGAAAATACTTCTTCACCTTTATTGCCCATCAAAGACATTGGTTTAGCATTTGAACCTGTTACAGCATCATCGTGTAATAAGCTAATCAAACCTTTAGCACCCCACACCTGTTTAGGTGAAAGAACTAAATTGTAAGGCATTGGAGCACCTGCTGATCTTAATTGTCTCATAGAACCAAATATATGAGAT